CAGCGGGGCACCCTGGGTCATCAGGTACTCGACGCTGGGATCTTCGTTCTCCCAGTTCTTGGGGAACATCGACAGCGCCTGGTAACGGGCGGCCTTGTCCTTGATAGCACCGAAGCAACGCACGCCTTGCACCGCCTCGCTCACGCCGACCACCGTCTTCTGGTCGAGGAAGAATTCCTCGTTGCCGGTCTCGGGGTCTTTGTACTTGGCGGTGTTCACCCAGGCTTCAATGCGGCCAGCGCCGTTCGAGCCCTGGATGGTGCCCATGTATTCAAGGCCCTCGTAGCCGTCGCGCATCAGGCTGACGTTCACGTCGTAGCCGCCCTTTTCGCGGTCCATCATGTTGCGCAGGTCCACGCGGGCCGAGAACATGTCCCAGGCGTCGGCACCAAAGATGTGCTTGCTGACACGGGCGCCGCACAGGCTGTTGACAGACGCGCGCTTGCTCTTGAGGTCGTTCAGCGGTGCGGCGGTCGTCTCACTCCAGCGGGCGGTGCCGGTCAGCACGCCGGTCAGACTGGCGTCACGCCGGAAGTCCACCAGCTTTTCGGGGTAGTCGTCGCCCTTGATCACGACCTTGCCGTCGATGATGGCACGGGCGGCCAGCCATTCCCACCGGTTTTCGTGCATCACGCGGTGACGGCGCGCGAGTTCGGCGATCACGGCGTTGCGACGTTGCTCGATGCTCATGGAGCCGGTGCCCAGCGCTTCGCCGGCCTGGCGCGGGATCATCATGTTGGGGTCAACGACGTGCTTGGGCTTCAAGTAGGCAGGCTTGAAGGCCGTGGTTTCGTAACCCTCAACGCCCATCGCCCGGCCCTGCACGTTGGGCACGACGAAGGGCGCCAACATGCGGTCGTCGATGTTCACCTTGTCGAAGGCGATGTCTTCCGTCTCAAAGTTGATTTGCGACGGGAAGAAGCCCAGCCAGAAAGGGCTGATGCCCTTCTGCACACGCAGCACTTCCAGCAGCGTGGTGGTGTCGTAGAGATTGCCAGCCATGTTCGTTTCCTCTCAGGTTCGTGTTGTGCGGCAGGCGGCGATCAGACGATCTTGCCGACCTTGACGGTGCCGGTGCAGAAGGCACGGCGCTCGGCGTAGGTGTCGAGCGTGGTGCCGGCAGGCCACACCAGCGCGGCGTGGTTGAACTTGCCAGCGTTGAAGTAGGGCACGGATTGGCCGATGGCGGTCACCGGCTGGGCGACGATCACCAGTTGCGCGGCAGTGTGGGTGCCGGGCACGAAGGTGGTCACGCCGGTGGCGGTCAGCGCGGCGACTTCGTACTTGGCCAGGCTGGCCACCAGGCTGGGGGCCGAGTCGCTTTTCGGCGGCTCGTCACCGGCGAACAGCAGTTCAGGGGTGTAGGTGCCAACCAGGGCGCCCGCTGCGAGGTCATTGACAGGCATGTGAATGCTCCTATGCGTGGATGTTGCGGACGACCGGGCTTACGCCTTGGCCGATTCGTACTTGCGGCCGGTGGCGGCGGCCGAGTCGCGCAGGATGGTCTGCGCGAGGCTCAGTTGCTCACCGCCGCCGCCCTGGGCGCCATCGGCACCGATGTTCGGGTGCTTGGCAGCGTCCATGGCTTCCTTGAAGGGGTTGCCGGTGGCCTTGGGCGCGTCGGCCTTGGCCGGGGCTTCCTTGGCGTCCTGCTTGGGCGAGGCGGCCAGGATGCCCTTGGCCTGGTCAACCGACATGTCGGTGTTCAGCGCCAGGTGGTTGGCCAGCGGCTCGCGGCCCTTGGCCTCGTCGCTGCCCGTGATGCCCGCAATGCGCGCACGCTCGGCAACGCGAGCGTCTGCTGCAGCCTTGTCGGCCGATGCGGTGTCATTCGCCGGCCCGGTGTCTTCCTTCGACATACTTTGTCCCTTCTTGGACGGTTGGAGTTTCGAGCCGGAAAGCCCGCGGAGAAACGACATCACCGCCTCGTGAGGGGCGGCAATCTCGTCGATCAAGCCGAGCGACAGGGCGTCGTCGGCGCGATAGGTCTGGGCCTCGGTGGCCTTGGCCGAACCGGCCTTCAGGCCACGATTGCGGTCCACCAGGTTGGCAAACGCCTCGCGGCCCTTGTCCACGCCCATCTGCAGCTTGGCGCGCACGTCGTCAGGCAGGGCCTCGAATGGGTTGCCGTCCACCTTGTGCTTGCCGCTGAAGATGTACTGGACTTCGTAGCCCCACTGCGCGATGGCTGCGGCCATGTTGACGTGCATCGCCACCACACCGATAGAGCCGGCGCCACCACTCGGGGTCAGAACGATTTTGTCGGTGGCAGACGGAATGGCGTAAGCCGCACTGTAGGCGTTCGAGTCCACGACGGACAGCATGGGTTTGCTGCCGCGCAGACCGAAAAGAAAATCGCTGCACTCGAAACAGCCCGATGCCTCGCCGCCGTAGCTGTTCACGTCGAAGACAATGCCTTTGACTTCATCGTCGTTCATCGCCGCCACCACCTGGCTGCGAATGAAGTTGTAGCCGGTGACGCTGGAATAACTGCCGTTGAACCGGTTGATCAGCGTGCCATTGACGGGGATGATGGCCAGCCCTTCGGCAAACGCAAACGGTTTGCGCTGCTGCGTGCTGCCGAAACCCATCGCCGAACACAGTTCTTCACGCCGCGCGAGAAACAGTTCTTGGCCAGCCTTGGGGTCAGTCGCGGCCATGCGCTGCAGGTCTGCCACCAGTCCCGTGTAAAGCGGCGCAACGGCGACTTCCCGCATGTTCATGCGGGCAAGGGCTTCTCGTGCGGCGTATTCACTCATGGTGGGTTCTTCCTGTCTGGTCGGGTGAGAGTGTATTCCAATTTGTGGAATTTTCGGTTGATCAGTCCCCTTGCGGCGTTCGACGCTCAGCCAGCATCACTTGGCCGCCGTACTGGCGCACCAGCGCCATCGTCTTCTTGAGCCCTGGGCACCTTTGCGGCAGCGCTCACTTCGGCCGCTTTGCCGAACTCCAAACCAAGTTTCTTCTCAAGCGCGATCTCGCGTGCACGCTGACGGTAAACCTTGCGCCAGTCCTTGCCCAGCTTGGCCGCCTCTTCCTCACGAGTGCTCAGGCCGTTCTCGATGCGCGAGATGGCCGCTTCGGTCTCTTTCAACTCGTCGATCTGGCCCCGGGCAGCGCCGATCCAGTCGCACGAGCACAGGGCCTCGCGCATCACGGGATCGTAAAACACTTCGGCGCCAACACCGGGCGGCAAGGGCACGTTGCCGGCGTTGATCTCTTCCTCAAGCCACAAAACGTAGATCGCCTTGGCGAAACGGTCGGCGATGATCTTCTTGCGCGACTGCATGCCCTTCCACGTCTCGGCCATCGACGCACGGGCTGAAGAATAGTTCGTCTTCGTGTAGTCGCGTGAAAACTGTTCGTAGCTCAGGCCCAGCGCGGCGGCCGTGTGGCGCAACAGGGACTGCTCAAAGTCGGTGCCGACACCACCTGGCGTGCCCATTGGCTTCAGCGCCAGCTTCGTCCCCGGGAACAGGTGCGGCATCTTCACGCCGTCGATGGCGATGTGGTTCGCCGCGCCGACGTAGGCCGACATGGCCGTCATGTACTGGCCCAGCACGGCCTCAAAGCCAGGTGCGCCAGCGCCCATCGAGCCGAACACCACCTCGCGCGGCAACTCGCTCTCGACGGCCGCCGCGTAAGTCGCGTTGACCACGGCGTTCTGCAACACCACGTCCTGGAACTTCTTGGTCATCCGCATCTGCTTCAAAACGGACACCATGTCGCTCACGCCGCGGGACTGGCCCGGTTGAAGCGGATCGTAGATGTGGATGACCTGGGCGCGGCCCCACGGCAGGCGTGCCGGGACCAGCTTCCAGGTGTTGACCATCAGGTCGTAAAACTCGGACGGGTGGCTCGACCTGATCCAGTAGCCCAGCGCCTCGCCAAACGTGTTGATGACCTTGCCACGGCGCAGGTAGCGCTCGTCACTGCGGTTGTCGGGATTCGACAGGCGCGATGGGCTGACCATCTGCACAGCGGTGCGGAACGGCCGAGACGCCGAGCGCAGCCACTCGACCGTGCCCAGCACCTCGCCGGTGAGGACGTGACCGCTGACGGCCAACCGCACCAGTCCGGTGAAATCCAGTTTGCGCGAGGCGTCGAACCAGCACTCGTGGCTGTCGGCCAACAGGTTGAACCGAGACTCGACAACACGCTGAAACTCTTCGGCCCACTCTTCGGTGAAGCCCAGCACTTCCCAGTCAGGCTGAGCGTTCAGGCGGTACTGCGCGCCGACGATGCTGTCGCGGTGGGTGTGCAGCGCGCCCAGGGCGTAGCCGTCGTTTTGCACCGTGTCGCGCGAGCGGGCGTCGGCCGTCTCTTTGACAGGGTGTAACTGCTGGTCAGGCGAGACGACGGACGGATTCCACGAAAACAATTCGCGGCTCGAACGCTCTGCCCCCTCAAGTCCACCGCCGATGGCCTTGTGCTTGGGTTGCTCGACGGTGATGACTTCGCGTGCCATGGTGTTCACTTTTCTCGTGTGACCCAGCGGCCGTGACGCTGGGCGTTGACTTTGACGGCGCCGTTGTTGCGCAGGATCTCGCTGATGGCGGCACGGTCTTCTCGCGTGAGCGGCTGGCCCGATGCGTTCAACATGCCATACGGGGTGGCCACGCCGTTGGCGTCGATCATCACCAGCACCTGGCCCTGGAACGGTGCGCCCGCGGCAGCGCCGTTCTGGTCAACGTAACCCCGAACGATCAGCACCCGGTGGGGCGACTCGATGGGCTGAGCTGACCAGTGCACGGTAACCCTAGAAGTAGAACTGTGCCGGTGCGAGGTTGACCGGGGTGTTGTTGGCCGTGCCGAGTTGCGCCTGCAACTGCAAGATGTAGCCGTACAGCTTGGAACTGTTCGCTGCGGTGAACTCGACGCGGCTGCCGTCGATGTCCACGATCACGCGCGGCATGGTGCCGGTCTGCAGCTTGTGGTACGAGGCGGTGGCCTCGTCCAGCAGTTCTTGGGTCGTTGCCATTACGTTCTCCGATCAAGCCAGGGCCTTCGCCATCTCGGCAAAGTTGTATTGCGAGTGTACCCCTTTGATAAAAACAGGGGCTTCTTCTGCTGCGCGCACAAGGTCGTTCCTGTCAAGCGGTGCCGCCCACCCCGGTGGATTGTTCCAATCCAGGTGTTCGACGCGCAGCAATTCAGACGCGCACACCCCGATGGTCACGTACAGGGCGTCCCAATCCTCGTTGCGACCGTTCGAGGGGTTTTCCCACCCTTTCTGGCCCCGCACCTCTGAACACAATTCGGCATAGAACTCGTCAGGCAACCAGTCTGGAAAGCGGATCATGCCCTTGCCTGGCTCAAGACATTCCAAGCGGCCGTTCAGGT